AGGGACGCTTTCATAATAACAGGGACAGTTTATGTCTAAGACGACATTAGTGATTTTATTTTGACGACTTGACGAGACCGCCTTTTTATGTTCCCGTCTCTAACGTAACTATATCTCTCTCCTAAACGTATATAGTTACATATAGAAATAAGTGAATATTATACAATTATTTAAAATTAAAATAAAATTATTATTTATTTTGTAAAAAAAGAAATATAAAAAAGATATTATATTTGGAATGACTTAAAATCAAAAAATCCCCCTAATTTAATTACTTTCTCTATACTGAAGGAACTACACGCTTGTTATAATCGAATAAACTACCAAAACTATGTAAAAAAAAAAAATTGAAAGTTTTGTATAAACATTTTAATATATACTAAATATGACTGGTATTTATAAAAATGGAAAAATTTACTGTTTATATAATCTTATTACTAAAATTGTTATATATATAGGTTCTACTACACAATCATTAAATAGAAGAAAATACGAACATAAATCGAAAAGTAAATATAAAAATTCTAAATTATATATCTATATTAGAAAAATTGGTTTTGAAAATATAGAAATTAGATTAATTGAAAATTTCCCTTGTAATAGCAGATTAGAATTATTTGAAAGAGAAGGATATTATCAAAATTTACATAAAAAAACTATTTATAATACTGTGTCTAATTTTAATAATAAAAAAAAAATTGACAATTTTAATATAAATAATAATTATCTTATTGATAAAACAATAATGAATAATACTGAATTCTTACGCTTACTCAAAATCGAGTTTCCTAATATTCATACATTTAAACAATATGAATATAATATCAATCGTTTTAGTGCAAAATATACAAATAATTACTATGACGATATTTCAAATTATGAAAAAATAAACAATTATTTCAATAACGACCTTAAAGATAAGTCTGTTAATGTTAAACACAGATTTATTTGTAATATAAAAAAAACAATTGAAGTTTTAAAAATTAATGTTGATTTTAAAGATAAACTTGACCTTTTATGTAAAGATTTAAATAACAAAAGAATTATTGAAGAAGACGAAAAAGAATTGAAAGAACTTAATTTTAATTATAATGACATCAATGAATGTATTGAAACATTTGATAAAAATAGTAAAGAATATCTTTACTGGATGATATTAACTTGTATTCCTCCTCGTCGCCAAGATTGGGGTAAAGCAATGTTTATTGATAGTGAAACTTATGATAAAATAGAAAGTAATGAAAAAATTAATTATGTAATTATAAATAAAGAACATAAAGCAATTGGTTTAACTTTTCACAATTTTAAAACTAATATTGATACTTCAAAAGGTCCCGAATATCGTAGAATATGGCAGAGATATTTATTAAATGATTGTAATTTTAATTATAACCAAAAAATTGGAAATATACTTAATCCTGATAAATTAAATAAATTATTATATGAAACTTGGGTTAAAAATGGATGTCAAAACTATCAATATGTATTAAATGATAAATTTACTCCTATGAATGATAATCAAATGAATACATTTCTTAAAAATAAAGTATTCAAACCTTTAATTGATAAAAATAAAAATATTACTCAAAATAATATGCGTAGATTATTTATTACTGAAACACTTGTAAAAAATTTTGATATTTTGACAATTAGAAATAAAAAAGATATTGGAGAAGATATGGGTCAATATTCAATAGAAACACAACAATATTATATTAGTAACCTTATTAATGAAGAAGAAGAAATTATAACAGAAGAAATTGATAGTGACTCTGATAGTGACTCTGATAATGACTCTGATAATGAAATTCCTGTTAATTCTCTATTTTACAGAAAAGAACAAATAGCAGAACAAATTAAAAAATTAAGTATTGAATATGATAATATTTGTCAATATATTAAATTAGAAACTGAATTAAGTTTATTAAAAACAAAATTAAATTTAAAATAAAAAAAAAATTGAAAAATTTGGTATGAAAAAAAAAAAATTGAAAAATTATATTAAGTAAAATAATTACCTTAGTGCACAATGAAAGTCGTCGTTGAAGTCAATATAAAAAAAGATGGTGAACTTACAAAGAAAGAATACATGTTTTATGTATTGATTTGTTTGATTGCTAAATTTTTAAAACTTGATAAAGATGTAAAACAAATTAATTTGTAAAACTATGGTCCAATAAAAAAAAACAAAATTTTATCTTATGAAATACGTATAAATTTATTGTTTTTTTTGTATTAAATTATTTTTTGTTTATAAACACTTAAAAAATAAAAAATTGATTTTTTATTTAAACAATTTTAATTATATATTCTAAAATGGATATTAATGTTTCAACTGATTTTGATTGTGATACTGAAATCGAAAACTTTAATTATTTTATAGACAAAGACCCTCAATTATCAAATTTATTAGACCAAGTTGTAAAGTATATAAAACTAATATTTGAATTATATAAATAAAATGCCAGACACTAATTTAGTTGCTGACCTAATTGAAGAAGACCCTATTTTTGCAGTTGAAAGTACAGATGCTTCTATTTTATTTAATAAGGAAGAATTTTTTAATAAACTTCAATTAAGACTAAGTGAAGCACATTTTAATAAAGGTTGTTTTGAAAGACATCTCGAAGAAAGTTTAAAACGTGTTGAAAAATACAAATTGGAAATTGCTTGTTTAGAAGGAAAAATACAATTATTAAATGAAATTTTAGAAGAAGAATATGGAGAAAATGAAGAAGAAAGTGACGAAGATACAACCGAATAATTAATTAATTTTATTTTTTTCATAATATTCTTTTTGTTTATTTAAAATTTTTTCTTTATTTTTTTCATAATATTCTTTTTTATATGTTTTTAATTTATCTTTATTTTTTTCACAATATTCTTTTATTTTTTCTTTATTATTTTCACGATATTCTTTTATTTTTTCTTTATTATTTTCACGATATTCCTTTTCTTTTAACTTAATTTGTTCTTTATTATTTTCAAGATATTCTTTTCTTTGTTCTTTATTATTTTCACGATATATTTTTAATTTATTTGAAATTATTTCTTTATTATCTTCATACCATTCATCATATGTTCTTCCTGCAACACATTTATTACAAATAGGTTCTAATTCTCTAATTTTTAATCCTTCTTGTCTAATTAATTCATTTTTTGAATTACATGGGAAATCTTCACATTCCCATCTTAAATCTTCAAATAATATATTATTTTCATTTAAAAATTTATAAAAAGGTAATTGAGATTTTGTATTCATACGAGTTTTATGTCCCCATTTTCTTCTTGTAAAATCAGTAGTTGAACCTATATATATTAGTATATTATTATAAAATACAAAATATATAACTCCTTTTTGATAATTAATAGGTATTTTTGTCATTATAATACTTTTTAATATATTATAATACTTTATCCTTAAATAGTTTTTTTTTATAATATAATATTTAATCAAAATGAGTAACGAATATATACGCGAAAAAAGAGAAGCAAGTGCAGAAGAAATTGATATATCTATTAATTACATTGATAATAAAATACTTTTTATTAATAACCAAATTATGTATTATCAACCTAATTCACCAGAATTAAAACATTTAAAAAAAGAATTAATACAAGTTCTTACTATTAAACAGCAAATATTAAAGGAATTTTTAGAAAAATACCAAGAAAAAAAAAAAATTGAAAAAGTCATTTAAAGAATTTGGTATACTATCGGCATGAATATCTTTATTAGAGTAATCGGTTGGTTTAAAAACGTTAAATGGTTGAAAGTTGCTACAACAGTTCAATCTGGATTGGCAACAGGAATACAAGTTTTAATCGTAGTCGTAACCTTAATCGATGCTATGAAGGAAATGAAGTTTGATAGTATCCAAATATAAATTTGAAATTTTATTATGAAAAAAAAAAAAATTGAAATTTTATTATTTGTTTTTTTATTATACTAAACAAAAATGGGTGAAGCGAAAGGTTTTGCTTTAAAATTCAGAGAGGTTATACTTGAAAATTCAAATGAGAAATTTGATTTTACAAAGGCGTGTCAAGAATGGTATAGATGTGATTTACTTGAGAAGGAAAAAACAAATTGTGTATGTGGAAAAGAAATTAAAGAACAATACATTATTTATCACCTTGATGGTAGAACATTAAGTCCAATTGGTAGTTCTTGTGTAAAAAAAATTGGTAATAATAATCATTTAATAATTGATACTATGGATGAAGCAACAAAAAATGAAAAATTCAAAAAAAAGTTTGGAAAGAAGATATTTAATTATGGAAAACACAATGGTGATACATATGAAGAAATGTTTAATGATGACCCTAATTATTGTAAATGGGTAATGTATAAAAGTAATTTTGGAACGAAAGCGTTTTATAAAGGGTTTTTTGAATACATGTGTATAATGGGAATTGACGACTAAATATGGCATTTAACGATTGTTTTTAAATTAAGGTGATTTTTTTTCTATTTTTAATAAAAAAAAAAAAATTGAAAATTTATATAAAGATAAATTATTATATATTATATAGTTATAAATAAACCAACTTTCAGTATGAATACTAATAATACGATTGCTCTTACGCCTTACACAAGTCGAGTCCAGAAATTGATAGAAACACTTAAAAGTAAGTATCCTAACAATCTTCCTATCCCATGTAAAACCAAAACTGCCACAAATAAAAATGTTGCACCTTTATTTAGACATGCAGATGGTAAATACACTTGGGAATTTATAGAGGAACCAAAAAATGAGGTTTTCTTTCGTGAAAAAACTAATATTGGTATTTTGTTAAAAGACCTTATTGTTATTGATATTGACGATAAAGACTATATACCTATATTTGAAAGAAAATTTAATATTTTGACTGAAGTTGTTAGTGAAGTTACTAATAAAGGCAAACATTATTATTTTAAAAGGACTCCACTTTGTGATGAGCTTGGTATATTTACAGCAGTTAAACCCCTTCAAATTGAGGGTAATATTGTAGATTTAGATATTAAAACTATTCATTCAAATGGGACAGCAAGTATTATTATTTGTGACCCAAGCCCTAAAAAAGAATGGATTAAGTCAATTTATGAAAATGAATTAATTGACATACCAGAAAATATAATTAATTATTTAAAAAGTCATTGGCGTGAAACAGCAAAAAAAGCAAAAAAATTAACTAAGGACGAAAAGAAGAGTATTATTGATAATTATTTTATTGAAAATGAAAATGTTGATTTTAATAATCAAGTTGATTATGAATTAATTAAAAATTTGATTGAAATTATTAAACCAGAAATGAATTCTAATTATGAAGATTGGATGAAAGTAGGTTGGGCTCTGTATAATGTAACCAATGGTAATATGAAAGGTTTTGAAATATTTGATTTCTTTTCACAAGATAATGAAAAGTATTTAAGAGATAATTGTTTTAATATATGGAGTAGTATGCAAGTGAAGAAAAACGGATATACAGAAGGTTCCTTACGTTTCTGGGCAAAGAAAATAGATATGAAAAAATACAATGAAGTGTTAAAAAAAAACATAAAAAATTACTTACAAGTTTCCTTACGAAACACTGATTACGATATTGCCAATGTTATTTATCAATATTATAAAGAAGAATTTATTATTTTTAAAACCAAGTCTGGTAAAATGGACCAATGTTGGAGATTTTGTAATCATCGATGGATGCCTAAACAACTTGATGCTTTAAAAAATCTTGTTATGACTGAAATACATGCTTTGTATATGGACATCAGTGGAGAATATCTTAAAATGGCAGAAAATACAAATAATGAAGATGAAAAAAATAGATTAATCTTATTTAGTGAAATGTTTATTACAATTGGAAAATCTTTATTACAAACTAACAGTTTGAGAAATATATTCGATATTTTGTCTACATTATTTATTGGAAACTATGAAGAATTTAATAGTAAATTGAATGATAATGGTATGTTAATAGGATTTGATAATGGTGTTTATGACTTACAAAATCAAGAATTCAGAGATGGAAAACCTGAGGATTATATTACGTTTACAACTGGATATGACTACAACGAAGAAGACGACATAGAAACTCAAAGTTTTATTAAAAATATGCTTTGGGAAAGTTGGGAAAATGACGATATTTATAAAACTTTTATGGACCTTACAACTTATTCTATTTGTGGTAATAAATCGCTTGAAATATATGCTATATTGTATGGACGAGACGGACGAAATGGTAAAGGTTTAGGTTCATTACTTAAACAGTTGTCATTTGGTAATTACTTTAAGGAAATTAAAGCAAATAACTTTACAGATCCAAAAGACCAGAAAGGTGGGACAGACTCTGAGATGGCACAATTACAAGGTATTCGTCTTGTTGAAAGCTCTGAACCTGATAAAAATGCTAAGTTTCAATTAAATAGAATTAAGGAATGGACTGGAGGTGGTGATATTAAAGCACGTCAACTCCATGAAGAAGCAAAAAGTTTTAGATGTCAATTCATAGCATTTATACAAGCAAATCACCAAGTAATCTTTAGTTGCTATAAAGATAAAGCAAATGAAAAGAGATTAAAAGTATTTCCTTATCCGTTTACTTACGTAGACGAACCAAAGAAAGATTATGAAAAAAAGATAGATACAACTTTAAAACATTTATTAAAGAATGACGTTAAATATAGACAACAATTTATGAAAATGCTATTAAACAATTTTTCAAATATTTATAATTATAAAACTAATGCTTTTCATATTAAATATCCTAAAGCAATTGTTGATGCAACAAATCATTTATTAAATCAAAATAATGAATTTATGCTATGGTTAGAAGACAATTATATAATTACACATAATCAAAAGGACACTGTTAAAAAAACCGAAATGTATAATTTATTTAAAATAGATAATCAAAATGTAAAGAAAACTGCCTTTTACAAATATATGGAAGAAAATGGATTTTTATTATTTAAATTAAATGGTTATGAAGTATACAGAGGATTAAAAGAAAAGGAAGAAAAAGAAGATGAAGAAAATAAATATGACCGTTTTATGTTTAAAAGCGAAGTTTAGTGAAAAAAGGTGATTTGTATATGTAGAAAGAAATTTATAAAGTTCCTATTTTTATAGGAAAAGGGGTTTTTAATAAAGCAAACTACTATTTTTTTTGCCCGGCACAGTACACTTTCTTTTTTATGTGAACATTTTAAAAATTATATTTTACATTTTATTTATTTTTAATTATAAAGTAGACTTATTATCTTTTAAAATTCACTTATTTATTTAATAGGTATATTAATAGCACATAAACATTCTTTATAGGACGGTTTCAAAATCAAAAAACCGGTTGTAAGTCAAAAAAATGAAACCAAATGAAACCAATAGTGGAAAAACAAAAGCACAAAATCAAAAGTTCAATTTTAAGGGAAAATATAAATTATGCTTTCTTTTTTTGGTAATATTCCTTCCTTTTTTTTAGTATTTCTTCCTTATTAGCGAGATACTTTGCCCTTCTTTTTGCTTTTGCTTCATCATTATCATATTTTTCGCGCATATCTTTTAAGATTTTATCTTTGTTTTTATCATAGTATTTTTTCGCGTGTTCCCTTTGTTTTTCAGCATCTAAAGTTACATTATAAGTTTTCTTTAGTTCTCCTTTATGTTCGTGAAATTGTATTCCTTTTAATTTATTAAGTTTATTTTCAAGTTGTTTAATCTTTTGTTCTAAAGTTTTTGTCATTTTATTACTTTTTATATTATAAAAAGATAATAATTTTAAATAAAAAAAAAAAATTGAATATTTATTTAAACAAAATTTGTATCTAAAAGATAAATGACAAACAAGGCTCCATATATTGGTTATTATATTCTTGGTGATTTCACTGAACCTTTCCGCAAATTGCGAGAAGGTAATTTAGAAATCACCAATCATAGTATTAAAAAAGGAAATGTATTTATGTATTGTCGCGGAGAATTGAGTGACGATGACATTAAAGAACTTGGAAAAACAATAGTAAAAGAATACGATTATTCAAATACTTATGGAGGTTTTTATTTCTACTATTATATGCCTCATGGAAGTAAAAATTTAAAAATGAAAGTAAAGATTGATTGTCCTATTAAAAAAATTGGTTTCGCTTTTAAATAAAAGTAACCTCCTTTTTAAGTAAAAATGCCTTTAAAAAAAAAAATTGACAAATTACATTTATTATTTTTTATTAAAATTCTATGTTAGGAAACGTAATTATAGACCCTTTAACATTCAGACAGTTTTGCGAACTATTTAAGGAAGATGATGACCCAATTGGCGACGTAGTTCGCGATATGTTTGAGGACACAGATTTTCCTTGGAATTATGTTGACGACAAAAAGAGATTTGAAGAGTTGAAGGCGTGTGAGAAAGCGAAGGAAGCATACGAAAAATTATGTATCAAATATCACGAATATAGGAGAATTGCGCAACCAGTTTATGCAATTACTACTTAATTTTGTGATATTTTTTTCCTATATTTTAAAGGCAAATTAAAAAAATAGGATTTGAAAGCAAAAAATTACAAAAAAAACACAAATTTCATTATAGATATGATTATGAAATAATAAATTTATATATTTTGAGTTTTTTAGAGATTGAAAAAAATATATCTATTACATTATAATACAATGGCCAGAGGACAACCTAAAGTATCTGTAGAACAAGAATATTCAAGTGAAGAAGAAGAAATAGAACAAGAACCTCCAATTAAAGAAAATATTAATCCCAGGACAGGAAAACCAAGACGTAAAATGAGCGAAGCTCAAATGGGAAATTTAGTAAAAGCTCGCGCTGCAGCCCGTATTAAAAAGGAAGAATTAAAAGGGATGAGACTTCAAGAAAAGAAACTTAAAAAAGAGGAATTTTTAGTAAAAAAACTTGACCTTGAAGCACGTATTAAAGCACACGAAGATAATTTACGATTACTTGCTTATAAAGCAGGTCGTGTAAGTAAAGATGAATATGAAGCAACAACTGAAAAAAAGATACGAAAAAAGAGTGTTAAAAAGGACCATTTAGCAGATGATGATATTGATATTGAAGAAAAAAATGAAATAACTGCTTTAGAAGAAAGAATAGAAAAATTAAAATTTAAAAGTAAAATTAAAGGGAAAAAGGTTCCTGTAATTGAGGAAGAAAGTAGTGAAGAAGAGGAGCCAGAACCAGAATCCAGACGCGGAAGAGAAACTAATCGGGGAACTCCAGCAAAAAGACAAGTGAGTAGAAATAGTAGTGTTGAAAGTAATTGTAGTAGAACATCTACTCGTATTAAAATGCAACCAGTAGAAGATGTCCCTAATGAAAGTAAAAGAATGAAAAATAAAAATCCCGTTGAAAGAGAACAACCAGTAAGTGGAGAACAAGATAAATTACGAAACGTAATGGCGTCACTTTTTCCAACAGGTAATTTTTAAATATTGTATACAATAAATGACATCCTTTCAGAAAATTAAACTATCAGGATATGACAACAAACCAGTTCCTTTTAAATCGACAGTGGACTACCCACAGCCTCCGCCTGAAAGTTTATTACCAAATAATTTTTTTACTGCTTTAGTGATAGGTTCAACTGGTACGGGTAAGAGTTTTTCCGTTGCAAAACTATTAAAGTATCAAGAACAGCATAAATTTTATAATAAAGACGATGAAGAGGTGCCTCAAAGAATTTTTCTATGTAGTCCAAGTATTCCTTCAAATGAAATATTTAATTCTTTAAAATATCTTGATGAAGAAGATATGGTCCATGAATTTACAGATGCTAAATTACAAATTATACTTGATGACATTAAAGAAACAAAACGTGAAGCAGAGCAATATCAAGAAGAACTTAAAGAATATCGTAAATTTATGAAAAGTAAACGTGTAAACGATTTATCACCCAAAACCCTATTAACTCTTCATAAAATTGACTTTGAGCCCCCTGTAGCACCAAAATATAAAATACCTCCTGTAAATAGTATAATATTTGACGACCTTTTAAATTCACCTGCTTACAAAGCAACAGGTAAAAGTTTAATTAATAGTTTATGTGTACGCAATAGACATCTTGGTATAAATGTATATATTCTTGGACAAACAAGTTCGCAAATACCTAAATGTATTCGTTCTCAAGCACGTCTTTTAATGCTTTATCGTTACAATAGTAAAACTATTATAGATGACCTTTATGAAATTGTATCAAGCATATTAACCCCAGAAGAGTTTGAGCAGATATATATGACGTCAACAGAAGAAAAATATAATTTTTTAACAGTAGATAATACAAAAAAGGATTTAGTATTAAAACAAAATTTAGATCATTTAATAGTATTAAATAGAAAAGAAAAAATAAATAATTTATTAAATGCGCCAAAGAAAACTAAAAAAAAAAAAGATATTGAAATAAAGGAAGATGTCTGAATTAGATAATTTTGATACATTTGAAGAATTTAAAAAATCAGACTTATATAAAGACTGGTATAATGGTCTCCTTGCTGATAATCCTGACACTTTTATGCATATACTCGACTTATCTTTATTTCGATACTGGCATGACCAAAAGGGAATAGTAATACCAGAATATCCTAAAGAAGAAGTTAAAATTGAACCAGAAGTTAAGGCTGCAGAAAGTTTAACTGTAGAAGAATGGAATATAAAATATAATTATTTACGTGATATGTCAACTGGTTCTAATGTAACAGCAGATACTGTATCAAATCAAATAAAAATAGAAACAATAATTCCCGATTTAGAATAAAGTAAAAAAAAAAAATATTACATATAAATAAAACAATGTTTGAACTTAAAAAACTAAATCGTAAAATCTTTGACCTAAAATATCCTATTAGCAAAAAAGTATTTGCTTTAATTACAAAAAAATAAATTTTTTAAGTTAATAGTCACAAAAAATTTTGTGATACAAAAAAAAATAAAGTTTAATACTATTAATTAAGTTTCAATTTTAAGTTTTAAGAAATCTAAATGTTTTTTAGATTTCTTATGTCTTGCTTTTTCGCATTTTTGAATTTTAGAACCACATTCACATTCATATTTAATACGTTCTTTACTTCTATCTTTAATTTTTTCAATGATTTCATTTTCTTTTCCAATTTCTTTAAGATATTCTTTATGTTTATTGGATAAATAATGAATTTCAAGTTTATCTTTAATAACTTCACTACCACATTCGCAATTAATTTTATCTTTATTACGATTAATATATTCTTCTTTTCTTTTTTCTTTAAATTCTTCAGTTTCTCTAATTTCTTCTCTATTGGAATAATCAGGTGTTTTTTCATTTAATAAAATATCTTTATTTAATCGAAAATAATGTCCTTCTCGTGCTAATAATTCTTCTTTAGAATTACAAGGGAAATTTTCAATTAATTCTATATAAAAATTTTCAACACCAAATTCTTTCATTTCTTGATAAAAATTGCTATTTTGAATAGTAGATTTATAACAGTGACCACCAAATCTACGGCATAATTTTTGACAAGTAGAACCTATATATACAAGTTTTCCTGTAATTTTATTATATATAGCATAAACTTTACCATTTTGATAATTTACCATTTTATAATATACTTTTTATTTCTTTATATTCTTTTTTTTTATTCTTTTTGTCAATTTTTTATTTTTTGCAAATTATAAGACGAGTTCCACCATTTTACCAGATCCGACCCTGAGTGTCGCGGATGTCTTACAGAAGAGGAGGCAGTTAGTAGCAGAACCACTACCAGTTGAGTCGAATGATATTTGACAATTTGTTCCTGCAGTATTTAATCCTGAAATAAGACGTTCATCGGGTTGAGTATTAATATGGTCTAATCTAATACTTGCGACCCAGAAATTGCTATTCCAGACTGCTTGGGATGAAATTGCCTCGTCGACCCCACCAAGTGTATCATTAGCAAGGTTAAGACAGTTAAGTGTGAGGTCATATGCGTCCTCTTTTGCGGGCCTCCACTGCGGAACTGCAACATTATTAATCATAAATTGATAATCAACTAAACCAGAAGCATCATATTGGAAATATCCGGTAGTTTCATTAGCAGCAACATTTGAACCAAAAGACCTTGATTTAGGGAAAGTTGCCATAACAAGGTCGAGTGATTGAGTAGAGATACTAAATCTTGAAGATTGAAGATAAGTTCCACCAGTTGAGTAAAGAGAAGAATACCAGTTGTCAAAAGGTAGTTCGAATACGTTTCCGCTTTGAAGATAAGCGTTTTTAGCGTTGTAGTAAATTCCGTCATCAATTGAAATTGTGTCGCAACTGAAGAAAAGTGAGTTAATTTGGTATGTTGCTGAAGTTGCTGGTGCTTCTCCAATAAGGACATTACCTCCTTCAAGATAGATATGCACTCGACAAGATCCGAGAAGTGCTGTATCCAACACAGATGGCTGGACAGAACTTAAAAACCCGAGGAAATTGTGGATTTTGAATGGAACAGCGCTGTCGGTGCCTCCAGAAATTCCTGAAGGGAAGCCTTTACCATTTTGATAAAGTGCGCGTTTTCCTTTAAGATCGGAACCTTGTTGGAGATTATACATAATGTTATAAAGATCCGATAAATTCTGGCAACTGCCAATTGTTTGTCCGTTGATTTCTAACACGATTTTGCTAATAATACTTTCAATATGTTTAGGGAATTTAGCACCACCAGAAGGGGAAGCAGTAGTAGTCCCCTTAAAATGCATAGTAAGTGTGTTCAAATCGAGCATTGCCGAGTTTGGTAAGTCGAGTGTAATAACATCTCCAGAATTAATAGCGGTTGTGCGGTAAGGAGTAAGTTTAATAGTGTTGCGAGAATAGTTTGATAAGTATTGAACGTAGTTCTTTAAATCTCTGGGATATGTTGTCATAGTTTTTAATTATATAGGAAGATAAAAAATTAAAAATACTTTATTTTAAATCCTAATAACTATATACGCCAAATTTATGGATTTCCTCTTTTGACCAAGTCTTATTCGCTACAGGTCTATTCATTGCTACAATTCTTGTTAATTGTCTACTTGCTTTTCTGTCTAATGGTAAAGCAACTGGTTCTGGAATTCCTAATGCAAGTCTCATACCTTTCGCAATATCACTAACACCTTGTGAATGTTGTGGTTCAGGATGTAACTCAGGATTTTCTAAATCAGTAAAAAAATGTTCTCCACTTTGATTTTTTTGTGATTGTCTTTTTTCATTAATATTAACGCCTCCAGGTCCTTTAACTACTTGAAATTGGTTGTTGTCAATTTGGTCTAAATTTAAAGTTCCATGGGGATCTACTAATAAATTAAAGTTTTTATCTCTCACTTTTTCATTAATGTCTTCATATGCAAGTTCCCTATTAGTTGCTCCTGCTATTGAACGTCTTTTCGCTTCACGTTGGAAATAGGCCCTATTTGCCATAGCATTGTTTTGTTGTCCTTTTGCCATCGTTTATATTTAACAAATATATTATTCATATATCTCAATTTTTATTGTTAAATTGTGGTCCCTTGTTAAACCTGTAAGTTTGTTAGAACGATTTGTTGACAACCAAAATCTTATACTACTTAAAAAAGTATTATTAACTGAAACTTCTAAACAAGTATCATTAGGTTTACTATTGTATTGTAAATTATCAAATGGTGCACACGTAATTGGAATACGTTGTAAGATTGTGCTTGTAGCAGTTTTTTCTTGATTAACATTATCTAAATTAAAACTTTGTAATCCTACATCTGTATTAAGATACAAAGTATCAAAATATTGCATATTAACAGGTTGGACGCTTGTAAATGTTCCTGAATAAGTAACATTATCTAATAAACCAAATAAATGACCTGAATTAGTTGTAATAATGTAACTATTAGCATTAGTTTGTGTAAATGTATATGTATTTGATATTAAGTCATAAGTAACTGTATATTTGCCTACAAGTAAAACATTTAGGTAATTCCTAAAATCATAAACTGAATATGATCCCGGTGTAATTAAATAATCAGTTAAAACAGAACCGTTATAAACAGAAAAATCACTATTAAAACCATTTCTAATATTATACCATTCATAATTAATAAGCATATTTTGTAAAGTAATTTTTAAATATTTTGTATTTTGTGTAGTTCCTGCAAATAAATTATTAGGAAGATATACGGACCAGTCATCTATCATTCCTTGTGAACGATTTTTAGAAGTTAAATATAAAAATTTAGTTGCTTTTAAAGTTTTATTTATATTCATTTTATATATTATAATATAATAAAAATGAGTGAAACACTTTTAACTGACAATTGGAATAGTGCTCTAAATATATCACAATGGATAATGACAGGTGATACAACAAGTGCTCAAAATTATTCAAATCAAATTGCTTTATTATCAAATCAAGTAGTATCACTTTCAAATCAAGTTAATAATTTAAATATAGGAGAAGTTGATACTTATCTCGGAACAGCAAGTTATAATAGTCCAGTTAGTTTTTCTAATAATTATAAAAGAATTGCTATTTATGGTTCAATTAGTCAATCAAGTGGTTCATCAAGAGGATTACAAATAAATGGTTATAGTATTGGAACTTTACAAAATGGTATAAGTTCTTCATTTACAGGAGAAATTTATGCTAATGGCAAATTTATGATTATAACATCTTCATTAACTAATCCTGCTAATTCTTTAATTTTAAATCAAGACCCAATTTCAAGTTTAAGTGTTACAATAGATGGAAATGTAACTTTTAGTGGTAATTTATATGCTTATGGAACAAGATAAATAAATTATATATAATATATATAAAATGAGTTGTTATATTTCTGGATTAAATATTAATCGACTTGACCTTGTTTATCAAGACGCTCAATTAGTTACATATTCTAATGTTTTAAATGAAATAAGTTATTTACATCAAGTTGACTCAAATCTTGAAAGTCAAATAGTATCATTATCAAATTCATTATCAAATGTTACTATTGATTTATCACCAGTTTATTCTAATATAAATCATTTATATCAAAATGACAGTAACCTGAATATTGGTTACTCAAATAACCTTAATTCAATACAAAATGTTAATACAGCGCTTTCAAATCAAGCCATTGCGCTGGCTGTCGCTATACAGCAAGAAGCAAATGATGTTTTAAATCTTAATACTGGTTATAGCAATTTAAATTTTGCTATTAGTAATCTTCCTCCTGTAGATTTAACGGATATTTATAATAATTTAAACCATTTATATAAAAATGATAGTAATTTAAATATTGGTATATCAAATTTACAATATAATGTGAGTGATATACTTGTAACAAATAGTAACCAACAATTATCAATAAATGCTTTAATTTATGCTGTATCAAATCTTCCACCAGTTGACCTTACAAATATATATGACAATTTAAATCATTTATATCAAAATGACAGTAACCTTAATATTGGTTACAGTAATAACTTAAATTCAATACAAAATATAAATGGTGCACTATCAAATCAAATACTAAAAGAAGCAAATGATATTTTAAATCTTAATTTTGGTTATTCAAATAATTTAAATTCAATATTAAATGTTAATACAGCATTATCAAATCAAGTATTAAAAGAAGCAGACGACATTTTAAATTTAAATACAGGATACAGTAATAATAATACTTTAATAACAAATCAAATATTAAAAGAAGCAAATGACGTTTTAAATCTTAATATTGGTTACAGCAATAATGCAGTAGCGACTGCCAGCGCAATGGCTTTAATACAAGGCAATGCTATAAGTCTTAATCAAGGTTACTCAAATAATTTAAGTTCAATTAATAATTTATCAGGTTTAACAAGTAATTATGCTACACTTGGAACACTTCAAACACTTTCAAATAAAAGTATGGATTTTAATTCAAATACTTTTACAAACTTTCCTGCAACTTCTTCAAGTAATTTTATTTATAATTCAAATAATTATTATTTAAATGACCAGCCCTTAGGTGCTATAATTGATTATGCTGGTTCCAACGCTCCTACCGATTGGTTGGTTTGTGATGGTAGTGCTATTTCAAGAACCTCTTATGCATCCCTCTTTAATATTATTGGAACTACTTATGGGATCGGTGATGGGAGCACTACTTTCAATATTCCTAATTTAAAAGGTCGTGTATCTGCTGGTTACGACATTACAAATTCTATTCTTCCTTTTAGTTCAACACTTGGTGCAACAGGAGGTAGTGTTACAGAGTTTGGTAGTAATGCGACAAATTTAAGTGGTGCAATAGTTACAACTACAAGCACAGGTTACTCACTTTCAACAACTTCAAATATACAACCGACAATAATATTAAATAAAATTATAAAATATACAACAAGTGCTTTAAGCACTCAAAACGCTATTAATATTCAAAATGTTTATAATCCATACTGGGGTAGAGTTTTTATGAATACTGGATATTCAAATTTAGTAAATGGAGTATGGACCGATATGCCAAATATGCAAGTTGCTTATGGTAATGCTGTTGGTTCATTTAATACAACAACTAATACTTATACATGTCCAGTATCTGGTTTATATAGAATGAGTTTAGGAGCTGAATTTATAAATGGTTTAGTAACTAATGTTTGTTGGACTGGTTTAAATAAAAATGGAACTACATTAGAAGTCAGTATGTCACGAAGTGTTATTCAAGAAAATACAACAGTTGATTTAAATGTAAGTGACATAATAGAATTAGTCCAAGGTGACACCATAAAACTTCAATGTATGGTTCAAGGTAATTCAACAACTGATGTTAAAGGTGCTGCATACAGTCAACGAGGTGAAGATATGACCCATTTTAGTTGGCAATTAGAAAATGCAAATACACTTGTAACAGCAGGGTCAAATATATATACCAGTATGAATAGTAATATAACTCAAACTGCCAGTAATTTAGTATTATTTAAAGGTTCAGGTTATGAATTGATAGATGGTGGTAGTATTCCTAATTTTAGTGCTTACAACTTGAAATCAGCAACAACAAGTATAAATGTTAGTTCAGCAACAACACCAAGTAGTAACCAAGTTTTAACAGCAACTTCAGCAAGTAATGCTGAATGGAAAACTCAAACAATTCCTGCAGGTTTAGTTTATTCAAATGGTAATTTCACAAAAAATTTAGATGATGCACAAACTACAAATACATATGCTCATGGTTTAAGTGTAACACCAAAAAGAATTGTATTTAGAGCACATTGGACTACAGGAGGACCTCCTCAAACTTCATGGGTAGACCTTTATGCAATTTGGGATAGTTCAGGAACTAATTGTATAATTAATGGTTCAGGATTTTCAGCAGATGGTGCTGTTAATACAACCAGTTATTTATATTTAAAATATATCAATGGAGGTAATAGTCAAAATGGTGCTGTATCAGTAGATACTACAAACATAAGTATTGTTTGGACTAAAATAGGATTACCGTCAACAGGTTATGGTTATTACTATTTTGTATTTGCTTGTGAAGGATAAATATATATATATGAATATATAAAGTATGGCGCAAACTGCTTCTAATATTCCTTTGTGGTCTGGCGATAATAATCTTTTGACATCTGGTATTTTAATGAGTGAATTGTATGTAAATAAAATTAATAATGTAGATTTTGGTTCAGCAACAGCACCAACAAGTAATCAAGTTTTAACAGCAATAAGTGCAAGTAACGCTCAATGGATTACACCAACAGGAACTGTAAGTGATGCTTTTACACAAACTTCAGTTAAAACTGCAGATTATGTAGCAAATGCTGGTGACGAAGTATTAGTAGACCTTAGTTCAGCGAGTGGTAATGTAACTATTAGTATGCCTGCTTCACCTGTAGCGGGTAATCAAGTAAGAGTAGTATTAATAAGCGAACACCCTACTTTAAATTGTTTATTGTCAAGAAATGGTAATAATTGGTTTGGTGTAACAACCGCTGGTATAGAAGATAAATACACGTTGTGCTTGAATGGCGACAATGTAACGTGTCGTTATTTTAGTTCAAATGTTGGATGGAATGTAATAACAGACCAAATACGACCTCATTTTACACAAATGTTAGGTTCAAGCACGGCAATGGGTGCTGGAGCTTCTAATGCGGGTATATATAATACTTGTTATTATGATATAGGAAGTAATGTTAATTTTTCAGGAAGTAATATTAAAATTAGAAGAAGTGGTATATATTCATGTGAATTCCAGATGTACACAGAAACACTTGCTGCAGGATCAGCTGTAAAAACTTATTATACTGGAACTGGAACAATAACTACAGGTTCTAATCTTTCATATTGGCAAAGAAGCACTTTGGCAGCAGGAGGTAATACATATGGTTTTGGAAATAAAGTTATGGTTAATTGTTCTTCAGGTGGTTATAATCAATTTTATCAATTAGGTGCTACTGCAGCAACAAATTCAGCATTTATTGGTATATTAACTTCTACTGAAATTAGATAAAAAAAATAAGTTATATAATAAATGGTTCAAACATTATCAAATATTCCTTTGTATTCAGGAGTAAATAATGAAATAACGAATGGTTTAAGTTTTAGTGAATTAAGTGTATCACAATTAAAAAGTGCTACTACTAATATTTTAATAAATGACACTGCACCTTTAAGTAATCAAGTTTTAGTAGCAATAAGTTCAAGTAATGCTATGTGGAAAACAGGTTCAGCAACAAGTTCAGGTGACAGTTTTACACAAACAAGTATTAAAATAGCAGATTATATAGCAAGTGCTAATGACGAAGTCCTTGTTGACGTTAATAGTGCAAGTGCTGATGTAACTATAAGTATGCCTGCAAGTCCTGCTAATGGAACACAAGTAAGAGTGATATTAATATCACAACACAATACACGAGTATGTAAATTATCAAGAAATGGTAGTAATTGGAAGGGTGTAACAACAGCACTTATTGAATTATATTATAATTTAGTATTAAATGGTGACACTTTAACTTTACGATTTGTGAATTCAACGATAGGATGGATAGTTTTAATGGATGCTTTACAACCTCATTATGCTTATATGACATTAGCATCTGGTTTATCATTAGTTAATGCTGTTGATACTAATTGTGCTGGAAATAATGTAATATCAGATAAAGCGAGTTTATGTGATACAACTAATAAATTGTTTAAAACAAGGAGAACTTCTTATTACAATATAGATATAGAATTTTTTTTTAACAATGGTTTAAATAATTTACAAGGATTTTTAGTTTATTATAATGGATTACAAACTGATTTGCCAAATGGAGTAACAACATTTTGGAGAGGATTTACACCATTAAGTCCTGTAGAATATGGTTTTTTTACAAAAACTAATTATTTTATCCCGAGTAATTCTAATATAACTTGGAATATTATTAATAATCAAGGAACTGGAGGAGGAACAATTACATTAAGTCAAATTATACATACAGTTCAAGAAATAAGATAAAAATATATTATTAAATAAATGGAGTTTGCTACAATTGAAGATTTTAAAGCATCTGATAATTATATTTATTGGTATAATACAATAAGTAGTGACTACCAAGAACTCACTACTGAAGAAAAAGAAGGTATGTTATTTAATTGGTGGAATGATACAAAAAATGGTATTGTTATAAATGGAGCAGATCAAGAAGTTCCTAAACCATTAACAACAGTGCAAAATTTGGAATATTTTGGTTTAGATTTATATAATGCTCACTACAGTTATTTAATTATGATGGTTTATCCATAAATAATAAATTATATTATATAAATGGGAATTCTTTCAAATATACCATTATATTCAGGTAATTTAAATGAATTAACAACTGGTATTATACAAAGTAATTTAGTTATATCAAAATTAAAAACAGCAACTACCATAATAGACATAGGTTCAGCAACTGCACCTTCAAGTAATCAAGTATTGACTGCTATAAGTAGTTCAAATGCTGTATGGACAAATCAAACTGCTCCAAGTGGTGGTGGAGATACTTTTGTATCAACAGCAACAAAAACAGCAAATTATACTGCTGTAAAAAATGACGAAGTTCTTGTTGATACTAATGCAGCAGCAGGAGACATTACTATTTCAATGCCTGCGACACCTACAAATGGAGACCAAGTAAGAATAGTTTTAATTACGGATCATGCAACTCGTGTATGTAAAGTGTCAAGAAATGGAAGTAATTGGAAAGGTAATTATACTAATTTGCCATTAGCTGGTGCTAATCCTGAAGATCCTTATTGGTTAATAATTAAAGGTGATAATATTACTTGTAAATTTATGGGTGGAACTTGTGGTTGGACTGTAATTTATGATAATATACAATTTCATTCTGGAGCTTTACGACAAAGTGCAGATTTAGGTTCTTCTAATGGCACAACTATAACTGTGAATTTTAATACAGTAAATGGTCCTAATATTGGTAGTATATGTGATACAACAAATACAAGATTTGTTATTAGAAGATCTGGATTTTATAATATTTTTTTATGTATTCAAAGAAATGTCGTATCTGGTAGGTCTTACCCTGTAGGTGCAAATAGTCGTGAATCTGTAATTGTTAATGCTTCAAATCCTCCTACATATATGTATAATACCATGTATAGAAGTAATGGAACAACTATTACAAATAATAGTATGGCAGGTAATCTAACTTATACTTTATTTTTAAAATTTGGTAATACAGTATTAGCACAATATAGTAATAGTTCAGGTGTTGTTAATAATATAGCAGGAAGTGCTTTTACTTGTAAGGAAATACGATAGTTCTTAAATTATATTGTTGTATTTTATATTTTTTATAATTCAAATAAAATATATAACGGGATAATTCAATTGATTTTATATTTTCTAAAGTATTATTAAATAAAAGATTATGATAATAATAATAAATTTTATTTAATAATTCAATTGGTAATTCCATTTAATTAATTAAGTGACATTAAAATATCACTCCTAAACTCTTCGTATTGTTTAACAATTCTTTCAAGGTCTTTATGATACAACTTTACCATCCAATAATCATCCATTTGCCATTTCATAATAGCGGTTTCAGCGGATTTATTATCAAGATACTTAATTACTGCTCCATAATTATCCATAATGTCATTTAAAGGAGTATCGTATTCTTCTAAATCTAAATCACTAATCGTTTTTAGTAATATATGGTTTTTATTTTGTCTAACTTCCTTTTCACTTTCAATTAAGTCTTTATCGCATTGTTTAACTACTTCACGATTTTTTTTATTGAGTATAACAGTGTCATCTTCTTCTTCAATTTCCTTTAAAAGTTTTTTAATGTATTCTTTTGTAACAACCGTAGGTGCAGTTTCACCTAAAGTCTTGCTTCGTTTCAAAACTCTTTTTTTTGCTTGAACTTTAGGTTCATTAATTTCATTAGTTTGCGCGAGTTCTTCCATTGTTATTAAATATATATATATTAATGGTCTTATATGAAACGTGTACTCGCAAAATTCAATATTATAAAATAATAGATTTAAAGAATTATTTTAAAGTAATTCCTACTAAAGCAGATTGCTTACAAATTCTTGAATTATTTGATTTAAAGGAAAATCGTTTAACTTCCAAATCATTTTATAAATATCAAAATATCAATTTACCAAAGAGATTACAAGTTCAAGAAATACATTTTAGGAAGTTTTATTGTAATTACATATTTGACCACCACCTTCATTTTGAAAAATTAACATTTTTGAATTGTATGACAATTTTACGTCACATAAGTGGGTTGATAGGATATGGTATGAGATATACGACTGTAATGACAAATGGTCACAAATATAATATATATAGTTTGTATTGTATAGCAAATGAATATAGGAAATCTGGTATTAGTATTCGTAAAAACGTATTAGTTACGTTTGATTAGATATTAAATCTAAATGTTTTTTTGATTTTGTATGTCGTAATTTTGAATTATTTGTAATTATACAACCACATTCACATTCAATTTTTTTATTTAAATCTTCTTTCATTCTTTCATATTTTTCTTTTCGTTTTTCTTTAATATTTTGTTTATTTTCTTCTTTATTTCTATATTCTTTATTTTTTTTTAATATTTCTTCTTTATTTTTTTTATAATGTTCTTTTTCTTGATTAGAAATTTTTTCTTTATTTTTTTCATAATAAATTTTATCATTTTCTTTTTTAATCATTTTATATTCTTCTTTTGTTCTACCTTCAATTTTCATATTATATTTAGGTTTTAAAAGTCTTTGAATTTCACCTTCTCTTTTATATAATTCTACTTTTGAATTACAAGAATATTCTTCATAAATTTCAAATCTTAAATCTTCAAAAGGTATATTTAATTCAAATAATGCTTTATAAAATGGTGTTATTTGATATTTCATATCATTTTTATGTCCTATTTGTCTTCTTTTATAATTAGTAGTTGAACCAGTATAAAAAAGTATATCTTTATGCCAAATATTATAAATAATACCTTTTTGATAATTAACCATTTTATATATAAATATTGTCATACCTTTATATTCTTTTTTAAATAACCTTTTATTTATTTATTTTATTAATATAAATGACAGACGTTTTACAAGATTACTATTTAAATAAACTTGATACAAGTTTAGGTGGTAAAGGGATGACACAAACAGAAGCAGAAGCATATGAAAATTCAATAGTTAAAGTTAATAAACCTTGGTTTGATATAAAAAATGAAGGAGACCGTAAAAAAATGTTAGAAGCACTTGAATATGGAAGACAATTTAATAAGAAATGGTATTTAAATTATGGACCAAAAATAGCAAAAATATTAAATTTAAATGAAATAGGAGGAGCAATATTAGCAACAGGAGTTGCTGTAGAAGCAAGTTATAAAATAAGTGATACAATCCAAGGTGTTCATAAAAAAGAATATGAAATAGAAGAAATATTAAAAGGTATTGTTTCTATTCAAAAACAAAAAGAAGATATGGAAGATTTAATAAAATGGTTTGATAAACCATAAAATATAATAATATAAATAAATATATTTTATTAAATAAACTATGAGTTACAGATATTTAACTTATTTTAAATCTACTAATAATAATGATAGTTTCCAAATTAATATTCCATTAGATATTGACCTTTCTAATAGTCGTTTTGCTGTGTCATCAATTTTAGGAAAAATGACAACTGATAATAATGTAGTTTATGTTCACAGTCCTGAATTAACAACTGCTGGTTCTTGGAATTCTATTAACGAAAGAGCAGATACTTTATATTCTTGTATTTTAGGTTCAAATGTAACAAAACCAGTTGATAATTTTATATCAAGTCAAGATATTGGTTTTGTTACACCACCAAGTTTAGCACAAAATAGAAGAGTTACTTTACAATTTAGAGACATTAATGGAGATCTAATTGCAGATAGTAATATAGATTATATTGTAACATCAATTACATTTTTCAGTATCGGGCCCCAACAGAGCACGACTCCAAATCAATATCTACCGTTATACAATTACAATTAATGTAAAAAAAAAAAGAATATAAAGGAATGTTTTAATATATAATAAAATGGTTAATTATCAAAATGGAATTATTTATGCTATTTGGTATAATGAAGAATTATTTTATATAGGTTCAACAACTAATTTTATTGAAAGAAAAGCTGCACACAAAAAAAAAATTAATTATAATTGTGAACCACAATATCCTTTTCATAAAACAATGAATGAATTAAATATATTATTTGAAGACCTTAGATTTGAAGAATATGAAAAATATTCTTGTAATTCAAAAGCAGAATTATTTAAACGTGAAGGAGAAATTCAACGTATTCTTAAACCTAAATATAATATAAGAGTTTCAGGACAAACCGAACAAGAAAGAAGAATTATTAGAAAAGATAAACACGAAATGTATAATTGTGAATGTGGTTCTAAATGTCTTTTATCTGTAAAAGCAAGACATTTAAGAAGTAAAACTCATATTGATTTTATTAATGGTATAACTAAATTTGAAATTATAATTAATAAATAATTAGTTTTAATTTAGTTTTATTATATTATTTTTTTGGTTTCAAAAAATATTTTGTGATTATAACTTTACTTTTTTTAAAATTTTATAATAATTTTTGTTTTCAGTAAGATGACCCATTGCTATTTTAAGAGTTTTTGTAGGAGAACTATTAGTAACATTGTATTTACCTGCTTTTTTCCCATGTTCAGTTAGTTCTACATTAAAACCAGCGACTAATGTTCTAATAGGATATTTATTAACATTGATATGAAGATGTTTTGCAGTTTTTTTTACAGTATTAACGTTCATTTATTATATGTAACAAAAAATAAAATATAATGTTAAATAAAATGGTATTCTTACACGAAAAAGTTGATAATAGTTTTACAAGATTTAAAGCATGGAAAGAACAAAAAAACGGTGATTATAATGACGAACGATTACGTCAAGGTATATCCCAAATTTTTCAATCACAATATATCAAACCAAGTAATGCTCCTGATGAACAACATAGGCGTAATTCAACTCATACCAAATTGTTACGAGATGTTCCTACATTTACACGAGTTCATCCGACTCATGGTCGTCCTTTAATTAAACCTGAAGATATGAATATTTGGAGTTATGGAGGAGAAGAACATAGTTTTGGTAGTTTATTCGATTATAACAAGCGTGTAGTTCCTTCAGTATAGAGAAAGTAATTTTATTAGGGGGATTTTTTGATTTTAAGTCATTCCAAATATAATATCTTTTTTATATTTCTTTTTTTACAAAATAAATAATAATTTTATTTTAATTTTAAATAATTGTATAATATTCACTTATTTCTATATGTAACTATATACGTTTAGGAGAGATATATAGTTACGTTAGAGACGGGAACATAAAAAGGCGGTCTCGTCAAGTCGTCAAAATAAAATCACTAATGTCGTCTTAGACATAAACTGTCCCTGTTATTATGAAAGCGTCCCTGTTTTTTTTGTTTTGTGTCACTAACAAAAAAACAATTCTCTCGACATACCCGTCAAATTTTGTTGTTTTGTGAGTATTATTGTTTTGTTAGACTAAGAGGAGAATAATATAGTCCATATGGACTATATTATTCTCCTCTTAGTCTAACAAAACAATAATACTCACAAAACAACAAAATTTGACGGGTATGTCGAGAGAATTGTTTTTTTGTTAGTGACACAAAACAAAAAAAACAGGGACGCTTTCATAATAACAGGGACAGTTTATGTCTAAGACGACATTAGTGATTTTATTTTGACGACTTGACGAGACCGCCTTTTTATGTTCCCGTCTCTAACGTAACTATATATCTCTCCTAAACGTATATAGTTACATATAGAAATAAGTGAATATTATACAATTATTTAAAATTAAAATAAAATTATTATTTATTTTGTAAAAAAAGAAATATAAAAAAGATATTATATTTGGAATGACTTAAAATCAAAAAATCCCCCTAATAAAATTACTTTCTCTATACTGAAGGAACTACACGCTTGTTATAATCGAATAAACTACCAAAACTATGTTCTTCTCCTCCATAACTCCAAATATTCATATCTTCAGGTTTAATTAAAGGACGACCATGAGTCGGATGAACTCGTGTAAATGTAGGAACATCTCGTAACAATTTGGTATGAGTTGAATTACGCCTATGTTGTTCATCAGGAGCATTACTTGGTTTGATATATTGTGATTGAAAAATTTGGGATATACCTTGACGTAATCGTTCGTCATTATAATCACCGTTTTTTTGTTCTTTCCATGCTTTAAATCTTGTAAAACTATTATCAACTTTTTCGTGTAAGAATACCATTTTATTTAACATTATATTTTATTTTTTGTTACATATAATAAATGAACGTTAATACTGTAAAAAAAACTGCAAAACATCTTCATATCAATGTTAATAAATATCCTATTAGAACATTAGTCGCTGGTTTTAATGTAGAACTAACTGAACATGGGAAAAAAGCAGGTAAATACAATGTTACTAATAGTTCTCCTACAAAAACTCTTAAAATAGCAATGGGTCATCTTACTGAAAACAAAAATTATTATAAAATTTTAAAAAAAGTAAAGTTATAATCACAAAATATTTTTTGAAACCAAAAAAATAATATAATAAAACTAAATTAAAACTAATTATTTATTAATTATAATTTCAAATTTAGTTATACCATTAATAAAATCAATATGAGTTTTACTTCTTAAATGTCTTGCTTTTACAGATAAAAGACATTTAGAACCACATTCACAATTATACATTTCGTGTTTATCTTTTCTAATAATTCTTCTTTCTTGTTCGGTTTGTCCTGAAACTCTTATATTATATTTAGGTTTAAGAATACGTTGAATTTCTCCTTCACGTTTAAATAATTCTGCTTTTGAATTACAAGAATATTTTTCATATTCTTCAAATCTAAGGTCTTCAAATAATATATTTAATTCATTCATTGTTTTATGAAAAGGATATTGTGGTTCACAATTATAATTAATTTTTTTTTTGTGTGCAGCTTTTCTTTCAATAAAATTAGTTGTTGAACCTATATAAAATAATTCTTCATTATACCAAATAGCATAAATAATTCCATTTTGATAATTAACCATTTTATTATATATTAAAACATTCCTTTATATTCTTTTTTTTTTTACATTAATTGTAATTGTATAACGGTAGATATTGATTTGGAGTCGTGCTCTGTTGGGGCCCGATACTGAAAAATGTAATTGATGTTACAATATAATCTATATTACTATCTGCAATTAGATCTCCATTAATGTCTCTAAATTGTAAAGTAACTCTTCTATTTTGTGCTAAACTTGGTGGTGTAACAAAACCAATATCTTGACTTGATATAAAATTATCAACTGGTTTTGTTACATTTGAACCTAAAATACAAGAATATAAAGTATCTGCTCTTTCGTTAATAGAATTCCAAGAACCAGCAGTTGTTAATTCAGGACTGTGAACATAAACTACATTATTATCAGTTGTCATTTTTCCTAAAATTGATGACACAGCAAAACGACTATTAGAAAGGTCAATATCTAATGGAATATTAATTTGGAAACTATCATTATTATTAGTAGATTTAAAATAAGTTAAATATCTGTAACTCATAGTTTATTTAATAAAATATATTTATTTATATTATTATATTTTATGGTTTATCAAACCATTTTATTAAATCTTCCATATCTTCTTTTTGTTTTTGAATAGAAACAATACCTTTTAATATTTCTTCTATTTCATATTCTTTTTTATGAACACCTTGGATTGTATCACTTATTTTATAACTTGCTTCTACAGCAACTCCTGTTGCTAATATTGCTCCTCCTATTTCATTTAAATTTAATATTTTTGCTATTTTTGGTCCATAATTTAAATACCATTTCTTATTAAATTGTCTTCCATATTCAAGTGCTTCTAACATTTTTTTACGGTCTCCTTCATTTTTTATATCAAACCAAGGTTTATTAACTTTAACTATTGAATTTTCATATGCTTCTGCTTCTGTTTGTGTCATCCCTTTACCACCTAAACTTGTATCAAGTTTATTTAAATAGTAATCTTGTAAAACGTCTGTCATTTATATTAATAAAATAAATAAATAAAAGGTTATTTAAAAAAGAATATAAAGGTATGACAATATTTATATATAAAATGGTTAATTATCAAAAAGGTATTATTTATAATATTTGGCATAAAGATATACTTTTTTATACTGGTTCAACTACTAATTATAAAAGAAGACAAATAGGACATAAAAATGATATGAAATATCAAATAACACCATTTTATAAAGCATTATTTGAATTAAATATACCTTTTGAAGATTTAAGATTTGAAATTTATGAAGAATATTCTTGTAATTCAAAAGTAGAATTATATAAAAGAGAAGGTGAAATTCAAAGACTTTTAAAACCTAAATATAATATGAAAATTGAAGGTAGAACAAAAGAAGAATATAAAATGATTAAAAAAGAAAATGATAAAATTTATTATGAAAAAAATAAAGAAAAAATTTCTAATCAAGAAAAAGAACATTATAAAAAAAATAAAGAAGAAATATTAAAAAAAAATAAAGAATATAGAAATAAAGAAGAAAATAAACAAAATATTAAAGAAAAACGAAAAGAAAAATATGAAAGAATGAAAGAAGATTTAAATAAAAAAATTGAATGTGAATGTGGTTGTATAATTACAAATAATTCAAAATTACGACATACAAAATCAAAAAAACATTTAGATTTAATATCTAATCAAACGTAACTAATACGTTTTTACGAATACTAATACCAGATTTCCTATATTCATTTGCTATACAATACAAACTATATATATTATATTTGTGACCATTTGTCATTACAGTCGTATATCTCATACCATATCCTATCAACCCACTTATGTGACGTAAAATTGTCATACAATTCAAAAATGTTAATTTTTCAAAATGAAGGTGGTGGTCAAATATGTAATTACAATAAAACTTCCTAAAATGTATTTCTTGAACTTGTAATCTCTTTGGTAAATTGATATTTTGATATTTATAAAATGATTTGGAAGTTAAACGATTTTCCTTTAAATCAAATAATTCAAGAATTTGTAAGCAATCTGCTTTAGTAGGAATTACTTTAAAATAATTCTTTAAATCTATTATTTTATAATATTGAATTTTGCGAGTACACGTTTCATATAAGACCATTAATATATATATATTTAATAACAATGGAAGAACTCGCGCAAACTAATGAAATTAATGAACCTAAAGTTCAAGCAAAAAAAAGAGTTTTGAAACGAAGCAAGACTTTAGGTGAAACTGCACCTACGGTTGTTACAAAAGAATACATTAAAAAACTTTTAAAGGAAATTGAAGAAGAAGATGACACTGTTATACTCAATAAAAAAAATCGTGAAGTAGTTAAACAATGCGATAAAGACTTAATTGAAAGTGAAAAGGAAGTTAGACAAAATAAAAACCATATATTACTAAAAACGATTAGTGATTTAGATTTAGAAGAATACGATACTCCTTTAAATGACATTATGGATAATTATGGAGCAGTAATTAAGTATCTTGATAATAAATCCGCTGAAACCGCTATTATGAAATGGCAAATGGATGATTATTGGATGGTAAAGTTGTATCATAAAGACCTTGAAAGAATTGTTAAACAATACGAAGAGTTTAGGAGTGATATTTTAATGTCACTTAATTAATTAAATGGAATTACCAATTGAATTATTAAATAAAATTTATTATTATTATCATAATCTTTTATTTAATAATACTTTAGAAAATATAAAATCAATTGAATTATCCCGTTATATATTTTATTTGAATTATAAAAAATATAAAATACAACAATATAATTTAAGAACTATCGTATTTCCTTACAAGTAAAAGCACTTCCTGCTATATTATTAACAACACCTGAACTATTACTATATTGTGCTAATACTGTATTACCAAATTTTAAAAATAAAGTATAAGTTAGATTACCTGCCATACTATTATTTGTAATAGTTGTTCCATTACTTCTATACATGGTATTATACATATATGTAGGAGGATTTGAAGCATTAACAATTACAGATTCACGACTATTTGCACCTACAGGGTAAGACCTACCAGATACGACATTTCTTTGAATACATAAAAAAATATTATAAAATCCAGATCTTCTAATAACAAATCTTGTATTTGTTGTATCACATATACTACCAATATTAGGACCATTTACTGTATTAAAATTCACAGTTATAGTTGTGCCATTAGAAGAACCTAAATCTGCACTTTGTCGTAAAGCTCCAGAATGAAATTGTATATTATCATAAATTACAGTCCAACCACAAGTTCCACCCATAAATTTACAAGTAATATTATCACCTTTAATTATTAACCAATAAGGATCTTCAGGATTAGCACCAGCTAATGGCAAATTAGTATAATTACCTTTCCAATTACTTCCATTTCTTGACACTTTACATACACGAGTTGCATGATCCGTAATTAAAACTATTCTTACTTGGTCTCCATTTGTAGGTGTCGCAGGCATTGAAATAGTAATGTCTCCTGCTGCTGCATTAGTATCAACAAGAACTTCGTCATTTTTTACAGCAGTATAATTTGCTGTTTTTGTTGCTGTTGATACAAAAGTATCTCCACCACCACTTGGAGCAGTTTGATTTGTCCATACAGCATTTGAACTACTTATAGCAGTCAATACTTGATTACTTGAAGGTGCAGTTGCTGAACCTATGTCTATTATGGTAGTTGCTGTTTTTAATTTTGATATAACTAAATTACTTTGTATAATACCAGTTGTTAATTCATTTAAATTACCTGAATATAATGGTATATTTGAAAGAATTCCCATTTATATAATATAATTTATTATTTATGGATAAACCATCATAATTAAATAACTGTAGTGAGCATTATATAAATCTAAACCAAAATATTCCAAATTTTGCACTGTTGTTAATGGTTTAGGAACTTCTTGATCTGCTCCATTTATAACAATACCATTTTTTGTATCATTCCACCAATTAAATAACATACCTTCTTTTTCTTCAGTAGTGAGTTCTTGGTAGTCACTACTTATTGTATTATACCAATAAATATAATTATCAGATGCTTTAAAATCTTCAATTGTAGCAAACTCCATTTATTTAATAATATATTTTTATCTTATTTCTTGAACTGTATGTATAATTTGACTTAATGTAATTGTTCCTCCTCCAGTTCCTTGATTATTAATAATATTCCAAGTTATATTAGAATTACTCGGGATAAAATAATTAGTTTTTGTAAAAAAACCATATTCTACAGGACTTAATGGTGTAAATCCTCTCCAAAATGTTGTTACTCCATTTGGCAAATCAGTTTGTAATCCATTATAATAAACTAAAAATCCTTGTAAATTATTTAAACCATTGTTAAAAAAAAATTCTATATCTATATTGTAATAAGAAGTTCTCCTTGTTTTAAACAATTTATTAGTTGTATCACATAAACTCGCTTTATCTGATATTACATTATTTCCAGCACAATTAGTATCAACAGCATTAACTAATGATAAACCAGATGCTAATGTCATATAAGCATAATGAGGTTGTAAAGCATCCATTAAAACTATCCATCCTATCGTTGAATTCACAAATCGTAAAGTTAAAGTGTCACCATTTAATACTAAATTATAATATAATTCAATAAGTGCTGTTGTTACACCCTTCCAATTACTACCATTTCTTGATAATTTACATACTCGTGTATTGTGTTGTGATATTAATATCACTCTTACTTGTGTTCCATTAGCAGGACTTGCAGGCATACTTATAGTTACATCAGCACTTGCACTATTAACGTCAACAAGGACTTCGTCATTAGCACTTGCTATATAATCTGCTATTTTAATACTTGTTTGTGTAAAACTGTCACCTGAACTTGTTGCTGAACCTGTTTTCCACATAGCATTACTTGAACTTATTGCTACTAAAACTTGATTACTTAAAGGTGCAGTGTCATTTATTAAAATATTAGTAGTAGCACTTTTTAATTGTGATACACTTAATTCACTAAAACTTAAACCATTCGTTATTTCATTATTTACTCCTGAATACAAAGGAATATTTGATAATGTTTGAACCATTTATTATATAACTTATTTTTTTTATCTAATTTCAGTAGAAGTTAATATACCAATAAATGCTGAATTTGTTGCTGCAGTAGCACCTAATTGATAAAATTGATTATAACCACCTGAAGAACAATTAACCATAACTTTATTTCCAAAACCATATGTATTACCTCCTGCTGCCAAAGTGCTTCTTTGCCAATATGAAAGATTAGAACCTGTAGTTATTGTTCCAGTTCCAGTATAATAAGTTTTTACAGCTGATCCTGCAGCAAGTGTTTCTGTGTACATCTGGAATTCACATGAATATATACCACTTCTTCTAATTTTAATATTACTTCCTGAAAAATTAACATTACTTCCTATATCATAATAACAAGTATTATATATACCCGCATTAGAAGCTCCAGCACCCATTGCCGTGCTTGAACCTAACATTTGTGTAAAATGAGGTCGTATTTGGTCTGTTATTACATTCCATCCAACATTTGAACTAAAATAACGACACGTTACATTGTCGCCATTCAAGCACAACGTGTATTTATCTTCTATACCAGCGGTTGTTACACCAAACCAATTATTACCATTTCTTGACAATAAACAATTTAAAGTAGGGTGTTCGCTTATTAATACTACTCTTACTTGATTACCCGCTACAGGTGAAGCAGGCATACTAATAGTTACATTACCACTCGCTGAACTAAGGTCTACTAATACTTCGTCACCAGCATTTGCTACATAATCTGCAGTTTTAACTGAAGTTTGTGTAAAAGCATCACTTACAGTTCCTGTTGGTGTAATCCATTGAGCGTTACTTGCACTTATTGCTGTTAAAACTTGATTACTTGTTGGTGCTGTTGCTGAACCAAAATCTACATTATTAATTTTATTTACATACAATTCACTCATTAAAATACCAGATGTCAAAAGATTATTATCGCCAGACCACAAAGGAATATTAGAAGCAGTTTGCGCCATACTTTATATATTCATATATATATATTTATCCTTCACAAGCAAATACAAAATAGTAATAACCATAACCTGTTGACGGTAATCCTATTTTAGTCCAAACAATACTTATGTTTGTAGTATCTACTGATACAGCACCATTTTGACTATTACCTCCATTGATATATTTTAAATATAAATAACTGGTTGTATTAACAGCACCATCTGCTGAAAATCCTGAACCATTAATTATACAATTAGTTCCTGAACTATCCCAAATTGCATAAAGGTCTACCCATGAAGTTTGAGGAGGTCCTCCTGTAGTCCAATGTGCTCTAAATACAATTCTTTTTGGTGTTACACTTAAACCATGAGCATATGTATTTGTAGTTTGTGCATCATCTAAATTTTTTGTGAAATTACCATTTGAATAAACTAAACCTGCAGGAATTGTTTGAGTTTTCCATTCAGCATTACTTGCTGAAGTTGCTGTTAAAACTTGGTTACTACTTGGTGTTGTTGCTGAACTAACATTTATACTTGTTGTTGCTGATTTCAAGTTGTAAGCACTAAAATTAGGAATACTACCACCATCTATCAATTCATAACCTGAACCTTTAAATAATACTAAATTACTGGCAGTTTGAGTTATATTACTATTCATACTGGTATATATATTTGACCCTGCTGTTACAAGTGTATTTGCATTTTCTAATTGCCAACTAAAATGGGTCATATCTTCACCTCGTTGACTGTATGCAGCACCTTTAACATCAGTTGTTGAATTACCTTGAACCATACATTGAAGTTTTATGGTGTCACCTTGGACTAATTCTATTATGTCACTTACATTTAAATCAACTGTTGTATTTTCTTGAATAACACTTCGTGACATACTGACTTCTAATGTAGTTCCATTTTTATTTAAACCAGTCCAACAAACATTAGTTACTAAACCATTTATAAATTCAGCTCCTAAACTCATTCTATATAAACCAGATACTGGACATGTATAAGTATTAGTTGTTGTATTAAATGAACCAACAGCATTACCATAAGCAACTTGCATATTTGGCATATCGGTCCATACTCCATTTACTAAATTTGAATATCCAGTATTCATAAAAACTCTACCCCAGTATGGATTATAAACATTTTGAATATTAATAGCGTTTTGAGTGCTTAAAGCACTTGTTGTATATTTTATAATTTTATTTAATATTATTGTCGGTTGTATATTTGAAGTTGTTGAAAGTGAGTAACCTGTGCTTGTAGTTGTAACTATTGCACCACTTAAATTTGTCGCATTACTACCAAACTCTGTAACACTACCTCCTGTTGCACCAAGTGTTGAACTAAAAGGAAGAATAGAATTTGTAATGTCGTAACCAGCAGATACACGACCTTTTAAATTAGGAATATTGAAAGTAGTGCTCCCATCACCGATCCCATAAGTAGTTCCAATAATATTAAAGAGGGATGCATAAGAGGTTCTTGAAATAGCACTACCATCACAAACCAACCAATCGGTAGGAGCGTTGGAACCAGCATAATCAATTATAGCACCTAAGGGCTGGTCATTTAAATAATAATTATTTGAATTATAAATAAAATTACTTGAAGAAGTTGCAGGAAAGTTTGTAAAAGTATTTGAATTAAAATCCATACTTTTATTTGAAAGTGTTTGAAGTGTTCCAAGTGTAGCATAATTACTTGTTAAACCTGATAAATTATTAATTGAACTTAAATTATTTGAGTAACCTTGATTAAGACTTATAGCATTGCCTTGTATTAAAGCCATTGCGCTGGCAGTCGCTACTGCATTATTGCTGTAACCAATATTAAGATTTAAAACGTCATTTGCTTCTTTTAATATTTGATTTGTTATTAAAGTATTATTATTACTGTATCCTGTATTTAAATTTAAAATGTCGTCTGCTTCTTTTAATACTTGATTTGATAATGCTGTATTAACATTTAATATTGAATTTAAATTATTTGAATAACCAAAATTAAGATTTAAAATATCATTTGCTTCTTTTAGTATTTGATTTGATAGTGCACCATTTATATTTTGTATTGAATTTAAGTTATTACTGTAACCAATATTAAGGTTACTGTCATTTTGATATAAATGATTTAAATTGTCATATATATTTGTAAGGTCAACTGGTGGAAGATTTGATACAGCATAAATTAAAGCATTTATTGATAATTGTTGGTTACTATTTGTTACAAGTATATCACTCACATTATATTGTAAATTTGATATACCAATATTTAAATTACTATCATTTTTATATAAATGGTTTAAATTATTATAAATATCCGTTAAATCTACAGGAGGAAGATTACTAATAGCAAAATTTAAATTGCTATAACCAGTATTAAGATTTAAAACATCATTTGCTTCTTGCTGTATAGCGACAGCCAGCGCAATGGCTTGATTTGAAAGCGCTGTATTAACATTTTGTATTGAATTAAGGTTATTTGAGTAACCAATATTCAGGTTACTGTCATTTTGATATAAATGATTTATATTAGAATAAACTGGTGATAAATCAATAGTAACATTTGATAATGAATTTGATAATGATACTATTTGACTTTCAAGATTTGAGTCAACTTGATGTAAATAACTTATTTCATTTAAAACATTAGAATATGTAACTAATTGAGCGTCTTGATAAACAAGGTCAAGTCGATTAATATTTAATCCAGAAATATAACAACTCATTTTATATATATTATATATAATTTATTTATCTTGTTCCATAAGCATATAAATTACCACTAAAAGTTACATTTCCATCTATTGTAACACTTAAACTTGAAATTGGGTCTTGATTTAAAATTAAAGAATTAGCAGGATTAGTTAATGAAGATGTTATAATCATAAATTTGCCATTAGCATAAATTTCTCCTGTAAATGAAGAACTTATACCATTTTGTAAAGTTCCAATACTATAACCATTTATTTGTAATCCTCTTGATGAACCACTTGATTGACTAATTGAACCATAAATAGCAATTCTTTTATAATTATTAGAAAAACTAACTGGACTATTATAACTTGCTGTTCCGAGATAAGTATCAACTTCTCCTATATTTAAATTATTAACTTGATTTGAAAGTGATACTACTTGATTTGATAATAAAGCAATTTGATTTGAATAATTTTGAGCACTTGTTGTATCACCTGTCATTATCCATTGTGATATATTTAGAGCACTATTCCAATTGTCAGTTAAAAGTGTTTCACTCATTTTTATTATATTATAATATATAAAATGAATATAAATAAAACTTTAAAAGCAACTAAATTTTTATATTTAACTTCTAAAAATCGTTCACAAGGAATGATAGATGACTGGTCCGTATATCTTCCTAATAATTTATTTGCAGGAACTACACAAAATACAAAATATTTAAAAATTACTTTACAAAATATGCTTATTAATTATGAATGGTATAATATTAGAAATGGTTTTAATAGTGATTTTTCTGTTTATAACGGTTCTGTTTTAACTGATTATTTAATTACACCGGGATCATATTCAGTTTATGATTTTAGGAATTACCTAAATGTTTTACTTGTAGGCAAATATACAGTTACTTATGACTTAATATCAAATACATATACATTTACACAAACTAATGCTAATAGTTACATTATTACAACTAATTCAGGTCATTTATTTGGTTTATTAGATAATGTTACTTATTCAGGAACATTTACAAGCGTCCAACCTGTTAATATGCAATATTTTGATACTTTGTATCTTAATACAGATGTAGGATTACAAAGTTTTAATTTAGATAATGTTAATCAAGAAAAAACTGCTACAAGCACAATCTTACAACGTATTCCAATTACGTGTGCACCATTTGATAATTTACAATACAATAGTAAACCTAATGATACTTGTTTAGAAGTTTCAGTTAATAATACTTTTTTAAGTAGTATAAGATTTTGGTTGTCAACAAATCGTTCTAACAAACTTACAGGTTTAACAAGGGACCACAATTTAACAATAAAAATTGAGATATATGAATAATATATTTGTTAAATATAAACGATGGCAAAAGGACAACAAAACAATGCTATGGCAAATAGGGCCTATTTCCAACGTGAAGCGAAAAGACGTTCAATAGCAGGAGCAACTAATAGGGAACTTGCATATGAAGACATTAATGAAAAAGTGAGAGATAAAAACTTTAATTTATTAGTAGATCCCCATGGAACTTTAAATTTAGACCAAATTGACAACAACCAATTTCAAGTAGTTAAAGGACCTGGAGGCGTTAATATTAATGAAAAAAGACAATCACAAAAAAATCAAAGTGGAGAACATTTTTTTACTGATTTAGAAAATCCTGAGTTACATCCTGAACCACAACATTCACAAGGTGTTAGTGATATTGCGAAAGGTATGAGACTTGCATTAGGAATTCCAGAACCAGTTGCTTTACCATTAGACAGAAAAGCAAGTAGACAATTAACAAGAATTGTAGCAATGAATAGACCTGTAGCGAATAAGACTTGGTCAAAAGAGGAAATCCATAAATTTGGCGTATATAGTTATTAGGATTTAAAATAAAGTATTTTTAATTTTTTATCTTCCTATATAATTAAAAACTATGACAACATATCCCAGAGATTTAAAGAACTACGTTCAATACTTATCAAACTATTCTCGCAACACTATTAAACTTACTCCTTACCGCACAACCGCTATTAATTCTGGAGATGTTATTACACTCGACTTACCAAACTCGGCAATGCTCGATTTGAACACACTTACTATGCATTTTAAGGGGACTACTACTGCTTCCCCTTCTGGTGGTGCTAAATTCCCTAAACATATTGAAAGTATTATTAGCAAAATCGTGTTAGAAATCAACGGACAAACAATTGGCAGTTGCCAGAATTTATCGGATCTTTATAACATTATGTATAATCTCCAACAAGGTTCCGATCTTAAAGGAAAACGCGCACTTTATCAAAATGGTAAAGGCTTCCCTTCAGGAATTTCTGGAGGCACCGACAGCGCTGTTCCATTCAAAATCCACAATTTCCTCGGGTTTTTAAGTTCTGTCCAGCCATCTGTGTTGGATACAGCACTTCTCGGATCTTGTCGAGTGCATATCTATCTTGAAGGAGGTAATGTCCTTATTGGAGAAGCACCAGCAACTTCAGCAACATACCAAATTAACTCACTTTTCTTCAGTTGCGACACAATTTCAATTGATGACGGAATTTACTACAACGCTAAAAACGCTTATCTTCAAAGCGGAAACGTATTCGAACTACCTTTTGACAACTGGTATTCTTCTCTTTACTCAACTGGTGGAACTTATCTTCAATCTTCAAGATTTAGTATCTCTACTCAATCACTCGACCTTGTTATGGCAACTTTCCCTAAATCAAGGTCTTTTGGTTCAAATGTTGCTGCTAATGAAACTACCGGATATTTCCAATATGATGCTTCTGGTTTAGTTGATTATCAATTTATGATTAATAATGTTGCAGTTCCGCAGTGGAGGCCCGCAAAAGAGGACGCATATGACCTCACACTTAACTGTCTTAACCTTGCTAATGATACACTTGGTGGGGTCGACGAGGCAATTTCATCCCAAGCAGTCTGGAATAGCAATTTCTGGGTCGCAAGTATTAGATTAGACCATATTAATACTCAACCCGATGAACGTCTTATTTCAGGATTAAATACTGCAGGAACAAATTGTCAAATATCATTCGACTCAACTGGTAGTGGTTCTGCTACTAACTGCCTCCTCTTCTGTAAGACATCCGCGACACTCAGGGTCGGATCTGGTAAAATGGTGGAACTCGTCTTATAATTTGCAAAAAATAAAAAATTGACAAAAAGAATAAAAAAAAAGAATATAAAGAAATAAAAAGTATATTATAAAATGGTAAATTATCAAAATGGTAAAGTTTATGCTATATATAATAAAATTACAGGAAAACTTGTATATATAGGTTCTACTTGTCAAAAATTATGCCGTAGATTTGGTGGTCACTGTTATAAATCTACTATTCAAAATAGCAATTTTTATCAAGAAATGAAAGAATTTGGTGTTGAAAATTTTTATATAGAATTAATTGAAAATTTCCCTTGTAATTCTAAAGAAGAATTATTAGCACGAGAAGGACATTATTTTCGATTAAATAAAGATATTTTATTAAATGAAAAAACACCTGATTATTCCAATAGAGAAGAAATTAGAGAAACTGAAGAATTTAAAGAAAAAAGAAAAGAAGAATATATTAATCGTAATAAAGATAAAATTAATTGCGAATGTGGTAGTGAAGTTATTAAAGATAAACTTGAAATTCATTATTTATCCAATAAACATAAAGAATATCTTAAAGAAATTGGAAAAGAAAATGAAATCATTGAAAAAATTAAAGATAGAAGTAAAGAACGTATTAAATATGAATGTGAATGTGGTTCTAAAATTCAAAAATGCGAAAAAGCAAGACATAAGAAATCTAAAAAACATTTAGATTTCTTAAAACTTAAAATTGAAACTTAATTAATAGTATTAAACTTTATTTTTTTTTGTATCACAAAATTTTTTGTGACTATTAACTTAAAAAATTTATTTTTTTGTAATTAAAGCAAATACTTTTTTGCTAATAGGATATTTTAGGTCAAAGATTTTACGATTTAGTTTTTTAAGTTCAAACATTGTTTTATTTATATGTAATATTTTTTTTTTTTACTTTATTCTAAATCGGGAATTATTGTTTCTATTTTTATTTGATTTGATACAGTATCTGCTGTTACATTAGAACCAGTTGACATATCACGTAAATAATTATATTTTATATTCCATTCTTCTACAGTTAAACTTTCTGCAGCCTTAACTTCTGGTTCAATTTTAACTTCTTCTTTAGGATATTCTGGTATTACTATTCCCTTTTGGTCATGCCAGTATCGAAATAAAGATAAGTCGAGTATATGCATAAAAGTGTCAGGATTATCAGCAAGGAGACCATTATACCAGTCTTTATATAAGTCTGATTTTTTAAATTCTTCAAATGTATCAAAATTATCTAATTCAGACATCTTCCTTTATTTCAATATCTTTTTTTTTTTTAGTTTTCTTTGGCGCATTTAATAAATTATTTATTTTTTCTTTTCTATTTAATACTATTAAATGATCTAAATTTTGTTTTAATACTAAATCCTTTTTTGTATTATCTACTGTTAAAAAATTATATTTTTCTTCTGTTGACGTCATATATATCTGCTCAAACTCTTCTGGGGTTAATATGCTTGATACAATTTCATAAAGGTCATCTATAATAGTTTTACTATTGTAACGATAAAGCATTAAAAGACGTGCTTGAGAACGAATACATTTAGGTATTTGCGAACTTGTTTGTCCAAGAATATATACATTTATACCAAGATGTCTATTGCGTACACATAAACTATTAATTAAACTTTTACCTGTTGCTTTGTAAGCAGGTGAATTTAAAAGGTCGTCAAATATTATACTATTTACAGGAGGTATTTTATATTTTGGTGCTACAGGGGGCTCAAAGTCAATTTTATGAAGAGTTAATAGGGTTTTGGGTGATAAATCGTTTACACGTTTACTTTTCATAAATTTACGATATTCTTTAAGTTCTTCTTGATATTGCTCTGCTTCACGTTTTGTTTCTTTAATGTCATCAAGTATAATTTGTAATTTAGCATCTGTAAATTCATGGACCATATCTTCTTCATCAAGATATTTTAAAGAATTAAATATTTCATTTGAAGGAATACTTGGACTACATAGAAAAATTCTTTGAGGCACCTCTTCATCGTCTTTATTATAAAATTTATGCTGTTCTTGATACTTTAATAGTTTTGCAACGGAAAAACTCTTACCCGTACCAGTTGAACCTATCACTAAAGCAGTAAAAAAATTATTTGGTAATAAACTTTCAGGCGGAGGCTGTGGGTAGTCCACTGTCGATTTAAAAGGAACTGGTTTGTTGTCATATCCTGATAGTTTAATTTTCTGAAAGGATGTCATTTATTGTATACAATATTTAAAAATTACCTGTTGGAAAAAGTGACGCCATTACGTTTCGTAATTTATCTTGTTCTCCACTTACTGGTTGTTCTCTTTCAACGGGATTTTTATTTTTCATTCTTTTACTTTCATTAGGGACATCTTCTACTGGTTGCATTTTAATACGAGTAGATGTTCTACTACAATTACTTTCAACACTACTATTTCTACTCACTTGTCTTTTTGCTGGAGTTCCCCGATTAGTTTCTCTTCCGCGTCTGGATTCTGGTTCTGGCTCCTCTTCTTCACTACTTTCTTCCTCAATTACAGGAACCTTTTTCCCTTTAATTTTACTTTTAAATTTTAATTTTTCTATTCTTTCTTCTAAAGCAGTTATTTCATTTTTTTCTTCAATATCAATATCATCATCTGCTAAATGGTCCTTTTTAACACTCTTTTTTCGTATCTTTTTTTCAGTTGTTGCTTCATATTCATCTTTACTTACACGACCTGCTTTATAAGCAAGTAATCGTAAATTATCTTCGTGTGCTTTAATACGTGCTTCAAGGTCAAGTTTTTTTACTAAAAATTCCTCTTTTTTAAGTTTCTTTTCTTGAAGTCTCATCCCTTTTAATTCTTCCTTTTTAATACGGGCTGCAGCGCGAGCTTTTACTAAATTTCCCATTTGAGCTTCGCTCATTTTACGTCTTGGTTTTCCTGTCCTGGGATTAATATTTTCTTTAATTGGAGGTTCTTGTTCTATTTCTTCTTCTTCACTTGAATATTCTTGTTCTACAGATACTTTAGGTTGTCCTCTGGCCATTGTATTATAATGTAATAGATATATTTTTTTCAATCTCTAAAAAACTCAAAATATATAAATTTATTATTTCATAATCATATCTATAATGAAATTTGTGTTTTTTTTGTAATTTTTTGCTTTCAAATCCTATTTTTTTAATTTGCCTTTAAAATATAGGAAAAAAATATCACAAAATTAAGTAGTAATTGCATAAACTGGTTGCGCAATTCTCCTATATTCGTGATATTTGATACATAATTTTTCGTATGCTTCCTTCGCTTTCTCACACGCCTTCAACTCTTCAAATCTCTTTTTGTCGTCAACATAATTCCAAGGAAAATCTGTGTCCTCAAACATATCGCGAACTACGTCGCCAATTGGGTCATCATCTTCCTTAAATAGTTCGCAAAACTGTCTGAATGTTAAAGGGTCTATAATTACGTTTCCTAACATAGAATTTTAATAAAAAATAATAAATGTAATTTGTCAATTTTTTTTTTTAAAGGCATTTTTACTTAAAAAGGAGGTTACTTTTATTTAAAAGCGAAACCAATTTTTTTAATAGGACAATCAATCTTTACTTTCATTTTTAAATTTTTACTTCCATGAGGCATATAATAGTAGAAATAAAAACCTCCATAAGTATTTGAATAATCGTATTCTTTTACTATTGTTTTTCCAAGTTCTTTAATGTCATCGTCACTCAATTCTCCGCGACAATACATAAATACATTTCCTTTTTTAATACTATGATTGGTGATTTCTAAATTACCTTCTCGCAATTTGCGGAAAGGTTCAGTGAAATCACCAAGAATATAATAACCAATATATGGAGCCTTGTTTGTCATTTATCTTTTAGATACAAATTTTGTTTAAATAAATATTCAATTTTTTTTTTTTATTTAAAATTATTATCTTTTTATAATATAAAAAGTAATAAAATGACAAAAACTTTAGAACAAAAGATTAAACAACTTGAAAATAAACTTAATAAATTAAAAGGAATACAATTTCACGAACATAAAGGAGAACTAAAGAAAACTTATAATGTAACTTTAGATGCTGAAAAACAAAGGGAACACGCGAAAAAATACTATGATAAAAACAAAGATAAAATCTTAAAAGATATGCGCGAAAAATATGATAATGATGAAGCAAAAGCAAAAAGAAGGGCAAAGTATCTCGCTAATAAGGAAGAAATACTAAAAAAAAGGAAGGAATATTACCAAAAAAAGAAAGCATAATTTATATTTTCCCTTAAAATTGAACTTTTGATTTTGTGCTTTTGTTTTTCCACTATTGGTTTCATTTGGTTTCATTTTTTTGACTTACAACCGGTTTTTTGATTTTGAAACCGTCCTATAAAGAATGTTTATGTGCTATTAATATACCTATTAAATAAATAAGTGAATTTTAAAAGATAATAAGTCTACTTTATAATTAAAAATAAATAAAATGTAAAATATAATTTTTAAAATGTTCACATAAAAAAGAAAGTGTACTGTGCCGGGCAAAAAAAATAGTAGTTTGCTTTATTAAAAACCCCTTTTCCTATAAAAATAGGAACTTTATAAATTTCTTTCTACATATACAAATCACCTTTTTTCACTAAACTTCGCTTTTAAACATAAAACGGTCATATTTATTTTCTTCATCTTCTTTTTCTTCCTTTTCTTTTAATCCTCTGTATACTTCATAACCATTTAATTTAAATAATAAAAATCCATTTTCTTCCATATATTTGTAAAAGGCAGTTTTCTTTACATTTTGATTATCTATTTTAAATAAATTATACATTTCGGTTTTTTTAACAGTGTCCTTTTGATTATGTGTAATTATATAATTGTCTTCTAACCATAGCATAAATTCATTATTTTGATTTAATAAATGATTTGTTGCATCAACAATTGCTTTAGGATATTTAATATGAAAAGCATTAGTTTTATAATTATAAATATTTGAAAAATTGTTTAATAGCATTTTCATAAATTGTTGTCTATATTTAACGTCATTCTTTAATAAATGTTTTAAAGTTGTATCTATCTTTTTTTCATAATCTTTCTTTGGTTCGTCTACGTAAGTAAACGGATAAGGAAATACTTTTAATCTCTTTTCATTTGCTTTATCTTTATAGCAACTAAAGATTACTTGGTGATTTGCTTGTATAAATGCTATGAATTGACATCTAAAACTTTTTGCTTCTTCATGGAGTTGACGTGCTTTAATATCACCACCTCCAGTCCATTCCTTAATTCTATTTAATTGAAACTTAGCATTTTTATCAGGTTCAGAGCTTTCAACAAGACGAATACCTTGTAATTGTGCCATCTCAGAGTCTGTCCCACCTTTCTGGTCTTTTGGATCTGTAAAGTTATTTGCTTTAATTTCCTTAAAGTAATTACCAAATGACAACTGTTTAAGTAATGAACCTAAACCTTTACCATTTCGTCCGTCTCGTCCATACAATATAGCATATATTTCAAGCGATTTATTACCACAAATAGAATAAGTTGTAAGGTCCATAAAAGTTTTATAAATATCGTCATTTTCCCAACTTTCCCAAAGCATATTTTTAATAAAACTTTGAGTTTCTATGTCGTCTTCTTCGTTGTAGTCATATCCAGTTGTAAACGTAATATAATCCTCAGGTTTTCCATCTCTGAATTCTTGATTTTGTAAGTCATAAACACCATTATCAAATCCTATTAACATACCATTATCATTCAATTTACTATTAAATTCTTCATAGTTTCCAATAAATAATGTAGACAAAATATCGAATATATTTCTCAAACTGTTAGTTTGTAATAAAGATTTTCCAATTGTAATAAACATTTCACTAAATAAGATTAATCTATTTTTTTCATCTTCATTATTTGTATTTTCTGCCATTTTAAGATATTCTCCACTGATGTCCATATACAAAGCATGTATTTCAGTCATAACAAGATTTTTTAAAGCATCAAGTTGTTTAGGCATCCATCGATGATTACAAAATCTCCAACATTGGTCCATTTTACCAGACTTGGTTTTAAAAATAATAAATTCTTCTTTATAATATTGATAAATAACATTGGCAATATCGTAATCAGTGTTTCGTAAGGAAACTTGTAAGTAATTTTTTATGTTTTTTTTTAACACTTCATTGTATTTTTTCATATCTATTTTCTTTGCCCAGAAACGTAAGGAACCTTCTGTATATCCGTTTTTCTTCACTTGCATACTACTCCATATATTAAAACAATTATCTCTTAAATACTTTTCATTATCTTGTGAAAAGAAATCAAATATTTCAAAACCTTTCATATTACCATTGGTTACATTATACAGAGCCCAACCTACTTTCATCCAATCTTCATAATTAGAATTCATTTCTGGTTTAATAATTTCAATCAAATTTTTAATTAATTCATAATCAACTTGATTATTAAAATCAACATTTTCATTTTCAATAAAATAATTATCAATAATACTCTTCTTTTCGTCCTTAGTTAATTTTTTTGCTTTTTTTGCTGTTTCACGCCAATGACTTTTTAAATAATTAATTATATTTTCTGGTATGTCAATTAATTCATTTTCATAAATTGACTTAATCCATTCTTTTTTAGGGCTTGGGTCACAAATAATAATACTTGCTGTCCCATTTGAATGAATAGTTTTAATATCTAAATCTACAATATTACCCTCAATTTGAAGGGGTTTAACTGCTGTAAATATACCAAGCTCATCACAAAGTGGAGTCCTTTTAAAATAATAATGTTTGCCTTTATTAGTAACTTCACTAACAACTTCAGTCAAAATATTAAATTTTCTTTCAAATATAGGTATATAGTCTTTATCGTCAATATCAATAACAATAAGGTCTTTTAACAAAATACCAATATTAGTTTTTTCACGAAAGAAAACCTCATTTTTTGGTTCCTCTATAAATTCCCAAGTGTATTTACCATCTGCATGTCTAAATAAAGGTGCAACATTTTTATTTGTGGCAGTTTTGGTTTTACATGGGATAGGAAGATTGTTAGGATACTTACTTTTAAGTGTTTCTATCAATTTCTGGACTCGACTTGTGTAAGGCGTAAGAGCAATCGTATTATTAGTATTCATACTGAAAGTTGGTTTATTTATAACTATATAATATATAATAATTTATCTTTATATAAATTTTCAATTTTTTTTTTTTTATTAAAAATAGAAAAAAAATCACCTTAATTTAAAAACAATCGTTAAATGCCATATTTAGTCGTCAATTCCCATTATACACATGTATTCAAAAAACCCTTTATAAAACGCTTTCGTTCCAAAATTACTTTTATACATTACCCATTTACAATAATTAGGGTCATCATTAAACATTTCTTCATATGTATCACCATTGTGTTTTCCATAATTAAATATCTTCTTTCCAAACTTTTTTTTGAATTTTTCATTTTTTGTTGCTTCATCCATAGTATCAATTATTAAATGATTATTATTACCAATTTTTTTTACACAAGAACTACCAATTGGACTTAATGTTCTACCATCAAGGTGATAAATAATGTATTGTTCTTTAATTTCTTTTCCACATACACAATTTGTTTTTTCCTTCTCAAGTAAATCACATCTATACCATTCTTGACACGCCTTTGTAAAATCAAATTTCTCATTTGAATTTTCAAGTATAACCTCTCTGAATTTTAAAGCAAAACCTTTCGCTTCACCCATTTTTGTTTAGTATAATAAAAAAACAAATAATAAAATTTCAATTTTTTTTTTTTTCATAATAAAATTTCAAATTTATATTTGGATACTATCAAACTTCATTTCCTTCATAGCATCGATTAAGGTTACGACTACGATTAAAACTTGTATTCCTGTTGCCAATCCAGATTGAACTGTTGTAGCAACTTTCAACCATTTAACGTTTTTAAACCAACCGATTACTCTAATAAAGATATTCATGCCGATAGTATACCAAATTCTTTAAATGACTTTTTCAATTTTTTTTTTTTCTTGGTATTTTTCTAAAAATTCCTTTAATATTTGCTGTTTAATAGTAAGAACTTGTATTAATTCTTTTTTTAAATGTTTTAATTCTGGTGAATTAGGTTGATAATACATAATTTGGTTATTAATAAAAAGTATTTTATTATCAATGTAATTAATAGATATATCAATTTCTTCTGCACTTGCTTCTCTTTTTTCGCGTATATATTCGTTACTCATTTTGATTAAATATTATATTATAAAAAAAAACTATTTAAGGATAAAGTATTATAATATATTAAAAAGTATTATAATGACAAAAATACCTATTAATTATCAAAAAGGAGTTATATATTTTGTATTTTATAATAATATACTAATATATATAGGTTCAACTACTGATTTTACAAGAAGAAAATGGGGACATAAAACTCGTATGAATACAAAATCTCAATTACCTTTTTATAAATTTTTAAATGAAAATAATATATTATTTGAAGATTTAAGATGGGAATGTGAAGATTTCCCATGTAATTCAAAAAATGAATTAATTAGACAAGAAGGATTAAAAATTAGAGAATTAGAACCTATTTGTAATAAATGTGTTGCAGGAAGAACATATGATGAATGGTATGAAGATAATAAAGAAATAATTTCAAATAAATTAAAAATATATCGTGAAAATAATAAAGAACAAAGAAAAGAATATCTTGAAAATAATAAAGAACAAATTAAGTTAAAAGAAAAGGAATATCGTGAAAATAATAAAGAAAAAATAAAAGAATATCGTGAAAATAATAAAGAAAAAATAAAAGAATATTGTGAAAAAAATAAAGATAAATTAAAAACATATAAAAAAGAATATTATGAAAAAAATAAAGAAAAAATTTTAAATAAACAAAAAGAATATTATGAAAAAAATAAAATTAATTAATTATTCGGTTGTATCTTCGTCACTTTCTTCTTCATTTTCTCCATATTCTTCTTCTAAAATTTCATTTAATAATTGTATTTTTCCTTCTAAACAAGCAATTTCCAATTTGTATTTTTCAACACGTTTTAAACTTTCTTCGAGATGTCTTTCAAAACAACCTTTATTAAAATGTGCTTCACTTAGTCTTAATTGAAGTTTATTAAAAAATTCTTCCTTATTAAATAAAATAGAAGCATCTGTACTTTCAACTGCAAAAATAGGGTCTTCTTCAATTAGGTCAGCAACTAAATTAGTGTCTGGCATTTTATTTATATAATTCAAATATTAGTTTTATATACTTTACAACTTGGTCTAATAAATTTGATAATTGAGGGTCTTTGTCTATAAAATAATTAAAGTTTTCGATTTCAGTATCACAATCAAAATCAGTTGAAACATTAATATCCATTTTAGAATATATAATTAAAATTGTTTAAATAAAAAATCAATTTTTTATTTTTTAAGTGTTTATAAACAAAAAATAATTTAATACAAAAAAAACAATAAATTTATACGTATTTCATAAGATAAAATTTTGTTTTTTTTTATTGGACCATAGTTTTACAAATTAATTTGTTTTACATCTTTATCAAGTTTTAAAAATTTAGCAATCAAACAAATCAATACATAAAACATGTATTCTTTCTTTGTAAGTTCACCATCTTTTTTTATATTGACTTCAACGACGACTTTCATTGTGCACTAAGGTAATTATTTTACTTAATATAATTTTTCAATTTTTTTTTTTTCATACCAAATTTTTCAATTTTTTTTTTATTTTAAATTTAATTTTGTTTTTAATAAACTTAATTCAGTTTCTAATTTAATATATTGACAAATATTATCATATTCAATACTTAATTTTTTAATTTGTTCTGCTATTTGTTCTTTTCTGTAAAATAGAGAATTAACAGGAATTTCATTATCAGAGTCATTATCAGAGTCACTATCAGAGTCACTATCAATTTCTTCTGTTATAATTTCTTCTTCTTCATTAATAAGGTTACTAATATAATATTGTTGTGTTTCTATTGAATATTGACCCATATCTTCTCCAATATCTTTTTTATTTCTAATTGTCAAAATATCAAAATTTTTTACAAGTGTTTCAGTAATAAATAATCTACGCATATTATTTTGAGTAATATTTTTATTTTTATCAATTAAAGGTTTGAATACTTTATTTTTAAGAAATGTATTCATTTGATTATCATTCATAGGAGTAAATTTATCATTTAATACATATTGATAGTTTTGACATCCATTTTTAACCCAAGTTTCATATAATAATTTATTTAATTTATCAGGATTAAGTATATTTCCAATTTTTTGGTTATAATTAAAATTACAATCATTTAATAAATATCTCTGCCATATTCTACGATATTCGGGACCTTTTGAAGTATCAATATTAGTTTTAAAATTGTGAAAAGTTAAACCAATTGCTTTATGTTCTTTATTTATAATTACATAATTAATTTTTTCATTACTTTCTATTTTATCATAAGTTTCACTATCAATAAACATTGCTTTACCCCAATCTTGGCGACGAGGAGGAATACAAGTTAATATCATCCAGTAAAGATATTCTTTACTATTTTTATCAAATGTTTCAATACATTCATTGATGTCATTATAATTAAAATTAAGTTCTTTCAATTCTTTTTCGTCTTCTTCAATAATTCTTTTGTTATTTAAATCTTTACATAAAAGGTCAAGTTTATCTTTAAAATCAACATTAATTTTTAAAACTTCAATTGTTTTTTTTATATTACAAATAAATCTGTGTTTAACATTAACAGACTTATCTTTAAGGTCGTTATTGAAATAATTGTTTATTTTTTCATAATTTGAAATATCGTCATAGTAATTATTTGTATATTTTGCACTAAAACGATTGATATTATATTCATATTGTTTAAATGTATGAATATTAGGAAACTCGATTTTGAGTAAGCGTAAGAATTCAGTATTATTCATTATTGTTTTATCAATAAGATAATTATTATTTATATTAAAATTGTCAATTTTTTTTTTATTATTAAAATTAGACACAGTATTATAAATAGTTTTTTTATGTAAATTTTGATAATATCCTTCTCTTTCAAATAATTCTAATCTGCTATTACAAGGGAAATTTTCAATTAATCTAATTTCTATATTTTCAAAACCAATTTTTCTAATATAGATATATAATTTAGAATTTTTATATTTACTTTTCGATTTATGTTCGTATTTTCTTCTATTTAATGATTGTGTAGTAGAACCTATATATATAACAATTTTAGTAATAAGATTATATAAACAGTAAATTTTTCCATTTTTATAAATACCAGTCATATTTAGTATATATTAAAATGTTTATACAAAACTTTCAATTTTTTTTTTTTACATAGTTTTGGTAGTTTATTCGATTATAACAAGCGTGTAGTTCCTTCAGTATAGAGAAAGTAATTAAATTAGGGGGATTTTTTGATTTTAAGTCATTCCAAATATAATATCTTTTTTATATTTCTTTTTTTACAAAATAAATAATAATTTTATTTTAATTTTAAATAATTGTATAATATTCACTTATTTCTATATGTAACTATATACGTTTAGGAGAGAGATATAGTTACGTTAGAGACGGGAACATAAAAAGGCGGTCTCGTCAAGTCGTCAAAATAAAATCACTAATGTCGTCTTAGACATAAACTGTCCCTGTTATTATGAAAGCGTCCCT